TAAGAGTAACCGTTGCTGCTGCATTAGGAGTTACTGTGCCTAGTGCAGAGGTCGCTGCGGAAGGTGCAGTAAGTGTAAGTGGTATGGGTTCGCCCCACGTGAGTTGCCCCCACGTGCCTCTACCCCAACCGTTAACGATAGCCATTTAAGGCTAGGCGATTCTTATAATCGCTGTGCTGGCTGCTGCTGCAGGAAATACAATTGTAAAATCCCCAGCAGTAGAAGTTTTATCGCCACCAAAATCAATAGTAGCTACAGATCTATCAGCGTTAGTATCGTTGTAAATCATGCAACCTCTAGCAGTAATAGTCGCTGTACCAAAAGTTAAATCAGCGAAGTCAGTAAAACCAGTAGTTCCTGAACTTGTCGGATTAATGTTAGTTAAAGCTGAGCCACCTGAAGTATAGTTTGTACCAGACGCTTGACCTGTTGTAGTAAAAGCTGTTGTGGTAGCTCCTAAAGTTGCTGATGATGTATATAACGCTAGTTTAAAAGAATTACCGCCAGACGCCAAAAAATTATGTTTAGCTTCTAATAGCTCTTTTTTAAAGCTAGTTGTTAATGTAGATGTAATTGCCATGTTAAAGTTCCTTTAATATTTTAGCTAGGTCTTCGTGACCTTGTTGTTCCAATAGATTACGCATCGTGCATCGTTCACTATTGATTGCCTGCTTTATATAATAAACGATTACGTTGTAAATAGCTAGTTTATATGCTTCTGCTTGTTGCCTAATATGTGGTGCAGCATTGTCACTTATACCACATATTCTGTCAGTAAGTTTTTCTGCCCAAAACTCAGGTGGGTGTCCTCTATTTTGCTGTGTTTCTACTATAATAGAACCGATGTCACCTAACGTTGTGTTGTCTATCATTTTAATACCGTTTTGCTTCTGGTGGTGTGTCCATCACAGTTCTTACTTCTGTGATGTTTTTTAATTGTTCTTCATGTAAAAGTTTATTGTAGACAGAAAGTTTAATTTGTCTATACGTTCCTTCATCATCTACAATTAATATATCTGGGTCATCCAGTCTGTGGTAACCATAAACTCTTTTTTCTATAGGGCAATCTGTGTCAAGTAACCCTGACCTAGCTGCAACATTTACAGTCATTCCTCTTTCTATACATTTAGCTAACCAAAACTCACAACAAGCTTTTCCTGCTTCTGCAAAATGTAGATTACCCCTATAACTAAAATCTATACCAAATAAATTTATACTACCAACTTTATTGTATAAAGCAAAAGCAAAAGCAAAAGGCACAGTATTATTTAAGTACGCACAATCTGCATCTTGTGCAACTTCCTCTAAGGGATAAAGAACTGCTGAAGGACACCTCTCATCTAATTCACAAGTGTATATAGGTATATCAGCTACAGGTAACCATCTCCTCATGATGTCTGTCTGGCTTCCTGCGTCATCTGTGTCCATAAATCTACTTACTGGATCCATCATAAATATTCTATCACATTTAGTAATAGCTCCCATGCAGTTGATTCCCCAGACTTCGTCATAGGTTTTTGAATGTACTAAACTAAGGTGAAAATCTAATTGACTTTCTCCCATAGCAACTATGGCAATATTCTTGCCCTCGAGTTCTTTTATTCTCATGCTTGTGGTTGTCTCCGTATCTCATCGTACCTGTATTGGTCTCTAGTTGATTTAGCTTCACCAAGATTTTTTAATCCTAATAAAGCCTCCTGAAACTTAGATTCGTATGCTGGTATTGCTTCGTAATTTTTGAGATACGTGCATGCTTCGACTAAACTACCATATAAGATAGCATTAGGAGCATTTTTAGACAGCCATGTTGTTTCATTACCTGTAGTGGTAGTGAGTGATGCTGGTCTATAGTAGTAGTGCAGTTCAACCTCGTAGGTTGAGTCTGGGGTAGGTGCGACTATAAAAGTATTGTCGTCAAATTCTGCGTAATATTTTGGTAGTCCTGTTGTGGACGCATTGGGAGTAAAATCCCTAATGAAAGAAACTTGTTTTAATAGTAGGTAGTTATAATTACTGCTGCTATCTATAACAGCTAAACTAAAAGGTGCTAAGTAATCAGTTGGGCACTCAAGATAAGTTCCTGATGCTGTTAAATTTCCAACTTGGTTTTTTCTAAAATCATCTAACTGTACATTTTTAAATATACGTTCTTCCGCTGTTGTAATAAACGTAGGTAGATTAGTTACAAAACTAGACTCTGTACTTTCTAGATAATCTTGTATAGCTGTTTTTAAAGTTGTGTATGTAAAACTCATGTTGTATATATTATACCCCCCATTCCACTATGATTAGTACAATAATAATATAAAGTTGGTGCTCCTGATGCTACTTCAATCTGAGTGTACGCTCCAGAACTTCCTGGAGTTCCACTAGTTGTTACCCCTGTTGTGTATTCGGATCCACCAGCATGCGTACCGTTTGATGTTGTTGATAATCTTAACGGATGGCTGCTATTAGTACTATCTGATTGATCAAATTTATATGTTTGTCCTTCAGTTACTGTTAAAGCTGCAGCTCTTGAACCATCTATATAAAAGTAGTTAGAACCTAAATAACTTGCTACCGTGACAGTATAAGTTGTTGTAGATGGAGATGGTGTTGGAGCTGGTGTGGGGCTAGGGGTTGCAGCTACTCCCGATATTGTTACTTCTCCTACATCACCGCTTAATGCAGACATATTGTACATCGAACCTATTGTGTCGCTATTTTGTGCCCACATAATAGGAGAGCTAATACCTGCAGAGTTTTTTGGGTTAGAAACTATAGCGTAACCTTGTCCTGTTGTGGGGGCTGGGTTAGTTGGTCGTGGTTGGTAGAGTGATTCAGGGTCAGTTACATGGTGAGAAGGTTCAAGTTGTGGAGACTTAGGTTCATAACATTCACTACAAACTTTAAAACCAGTCCATTCTTTTCTAAGTTCTGAATATGGTACATCAAAACCGCATCGGTCGCATATCGCTCGTGCGTATTTACCCTGAGCGTAAGCCATTAATAGAATCTCCTAGAGGGCGTCAACATAAGTGAAGCCCTATTTCTATCCTCGTCTGCTGCTAATTTAAAATCTTGTTCGTATTGTTGTTTTAATATTCCTGCTTTTTGAGGATTTTTCTTTAGTGCAATATAATAAGCCAAACCACTCACCATACAAGGTATAAATCTTGAAGGTACTTCAGGATTCTCAGCGGATGTATTTACATCATCAATACGTTGTATTCTATAAGAAACTAACTTGTAGTTAGCACTGTCTGGTGTTGGCCATATATTTATAACTGGTGTGATTTGTCTATCTACAAAATATTGTGTGGGTCTAGCTTGAGTAGTTTTATTAGGAATATTTAAAAATTCTTGTCTACCTATTCTATCTATTTCAATATCTGTTGAAGGACTAGTGCTACTGTCTCGTATAACAGCAGAAAGTATATCAATATCATATGCGTTCATATTGTATTGATTTGTACCTTGAACTAAATCTAAAGAAACTTCTTCTATAGTCCAAAGATTAACACCTCTGTTTGCCCAGTCTGCAAACATGATGTTCAAAGAACGTCTAGCAGTTCTAGCATCGTACCCTGTACGTTGTTCTAGTCCTGCTAGTTCGTAAGCCTCTTCTATAGTATCCGCTATATCTAAGGCAAAAGTTTTAGTGCCTGAAAAAGCCATTTACTTAAAACTCTTTAAATAGAGTTAGTACTATAACGTACGAGTCCCCACTTGAGGCACCTGTAGTTGTTAATAGTATATCTCCTGTTTTTCCACCTGATGCAGCAGTGTTTCTTATACCGCCAAATTCTGTAAAATCTTCGTCAGTTGTATAATCTGAATTTAGATCCCAACAGATAGTATTAGTAGTAGCGTCCCACAAAAGTTTGACACTCATCCCAAAAGTTGAATAAACAATTTTAGCTAACCTTACACCAGTACATGTTGCTCCATCACTAGTTCTAGTTGCTAAACCACTTACATCAACCTTATTTACTGCTGCCTCGCCAGTTCCATCGGATGTGTTGGTCAGCTGAATAACAGCTGACCTATCACTATCTGACAGAGTTGTTGAAGTTACTGCGTCTGCCATATTAAACTCCTAAAATTAAGCGTCAGCAAATGGTGTTACTATAGTTCCTGAACCAATTAACAATGAATCGTGAACAAGATAAGTAGCTGCATCAATAGCTGTAACTCTTACAACACTTCCTGCAATACCACCTTTAGTTGAACCATTCATAGTCATAACATCGTTAGATGCTGCTGGAACAAAAGCTTTTTTAGCACCATCGTCTACAGCTACTAATACTGCACCTTCAAATTTGTCGGTACCATCAGTTTTAATATCTAAGTCTGTTGCTGCTGTTTCTATTACAAAAATAAAAGAAGCACCAATGTTGTTAGTTTGGTTAGGGTCTGTAGGATCGCTTGGTGTAGTTGTAACGATTGAAGGCAAAGTAAATTTACCATCTGCATCATTACACAACAAGATTTTTCCTGCATGTGCATCTACTGTTAAAGTAGTATCTGCGGTTAAAGAAACAGAGTTATTAACCCCT